AAAATATCGCAAAACGAATTTCGTAAAAGGCAGAGACCCCAGCAAGGAATGGTTCCTGAAAGATTTGAAGCCGATCCTTTTCGGAATGGCACAGTGTACAGACTTTGAACGGCTGATAATAACCGAGGGTCAAATCGACAGCCTGAGCGTTTCCGACTGCGGCTTTGAAAACGCCGTTTCGGTTCCGAACGGTGCAAACGCTTTTTTGTGGATAACGCTTTGCTGGGAATGGCTGATTAAATTTAAAGAGGTCATTGTGTTCGGCGATTTTGAAAAGGGCAAAATGACCTTGATTGATGAAATTCAGAAGCGTTTTCCGCAGAAGGTCAAGGCGGTCAAAGCTGAGGACTATCTCGGCGAAAAGGACGCAAATGCAATTTACTGCAAATACGGCAGGCAGGCGATTGTGCACTGTATTGAGAATGCAGAAATACAGCGCTTGAAAAACGTCAAGGACCTTGCAGAGGTTGAGACGGTTGACCTTAACGCCTTGCCGAAAATCAAAACGAATATCCGTGAAATTGACCGTGTGATAGGCGGCTTATGCTACGGACAGGTTGCATTGCTCACGGGCAAAAGGGGAAACGGTAAATCAACCTTTATGTCGCAACTTGTATGCGAAGCTCTCGAACAGGACGAAAGCGTGTTTGTTTATTCGGGTGAGCTGGCTGACTATCACTTCAAACGCTGGATTGATTATCAGCTTGCAGGAAACAGCAATATTGACTGTCTGACGAACGAATACGGCGATGAGGAATATATTATCAAGGACGGAGTGATTGACAGAATAAATGCTTGGTACAGAGGCCGTGCTTTTATTTATGACAACAATTATCTGCCCGAGGGTGACGAATTTGAAAGCCTTACCGTGACGATTGAAAACGTCATAAGGCAGTACGGCACAAAGCTCATTTGCATTGATAATCTTATGACGGCAATGGATACGGTCGTGAGCAACGATAATCTCTATTTGGCACAGAGCAATTTTGTCGGCAAGCTCAAAAAAATAGCGATCAGACACAACGTTGTGATTATTCTTGTTGCGCATCCAAGAAAATCGGACAGGGAGTTCACGAACGACGATGTTTCCGGCAGCAGTGACATTACAAACAAGGTAGATATCGTTATGAGCTATCAGAGGGTTGACGAGGACGGAGCGTTCAACGGCAGACTGTTGATTACAAAGAACAGATTGTCGGGTAGGCTGGCAACGGGTAATAATTCTATCGGGCTGATGTACAGCGAAAGAACGAAGCGCATTTTTTCTGAATCAAGCGGAGTTAAAACATACGGCTGGGAGCGCCCGGACGAGGTTTACGACGATATCGAGGAGATTATCTGATGGAGCTTAAGGATATCAAATCGGCAATCGAGAAAAGACAGAAGGCTACATATGACGGCGGCAGGTATTTCGTTGTCGGCTATAAGCTGGAAATAAATATATACAACGAGAAGCTCTACTCGGTTGGCCTGCGTGAAAGAAAAAGCATGCAAAGGGTGATTTGGGTGCGGCTTCGAGATGTTGAACTTGAATGAGGATTAAACCATGAAATCAGTAATAAGAACGGAATGTCTGCCGAAGGAGCAGAGGGTGGCTATTCGGAGGGCGTGTCAGGACGAAATTAAAAATCACAACAGGCGAATGCTGAAGCTGGCATGTATTGCACTGCATCAACGGTACGGCTTCGGACGGGAGCGTTTATTCGCCTTTATCGAAGAAATGTCGGAGCTGTCAACCGGCAGAACAGACGACCCTGTCTATTGGCAGCACATAGATAAGCTTCTCATCGAAACACTCAAAATGGAGTGGGACGCCGAGAATTACGAAGAAATGGGGGAGTAGATATGCAAGTTTTAGTTGCTTGTGAGGAAAGTCAGAGGGTATGTATGGCTTTCCGTGAAAAAGGCCACGAAGCATATTCGTGCGATATAATCGACTGTTCGGGCGGACATCCGGAATGGCATATAAAACAAGATGTAATCCCGCTGCTAAACGGTCATTGTGAGTTTATAACTTGTGACGGCAAAACACATGAAATTGAGAATAGTTGGGATTTAATTATCGCACATCCACCGTGTACATATTTGACGAATGCGGCTACACGCAGTTTTTCACTTAAAGCGTCGTCGCCCGAAAAAGTTGTAAAACATTGGGAAAATAGAGCAAAAGCTTCGGTGTTCTTCATGCATTTTGTATTGGCTGATTGTGACAGAATTGTGGTTGAAAATCCTGTTGGATTTATGTCAACGGCGTATAAAAAACCTGATCAAATTATAAATCCTTATGAGTTTGCTTCAAGCATTGATGATAAGGAAAATTATGTTACAAAGCGTACTTGCTTGTGGCTTAGAGGGTTACCAAAACTCAAAGCAAATAATTTACCAAAGCCTACAAAGGAAAAGTATTTTTCAACGTATACAGGCGGTTATAAGTCAAAAAATTGGTGTACATACGGAAGTTATAGTTATAAGGATCGTCAAAAAGAAAGATCGAAAACGTTTCCGGGGATAGCCAAAGCTATGGCTGAACAGTGGGGATAAGGAGGTAACAGTATGGGCTTAAAGCAGCAGCCGAAATGCAAAGACAAGTCGTGTCAATTCTGCACCGGTAAGTATTGTACAATTTTAAAGCAAAAGCCAGATGTGTGCAGGTTTTATAAAGCAAAGGAGATATATTTGAAGGAGGTTAAAGATGTCAAACAATAAAGGTTGCGAATATTGCAAAGGCAGAGCGTACACTAAAAAGCCTTTTACTGTCATTACAAGATACGGACGAAGAATTGAATTAGCATTTGATTATTGCCCGAAGTGTGGCAGACGGATTAAACCAGTTGATGAAAATTTGTTAAAGGAGCGTGATTGATAGTGACCGCTTATGAATGTGACCGATGTGGTGAGCTGTTTAAACGAGAATATAGGGCAGAAACAAGAATAACAAGAAAAAAACCTGTCATCAACGGGGGATGGTATTATTTAGACCTATGTCCGAGGTGCCAAGAAGAACTTGAAAATTGGATTGGTGGGTCATCGGTTGACAGCAACTTTAATCCGACCTTAAGAAACGGAGCGTGAACAAAAATGATATGTTGTGATATGTGTGGAAAAGAAATGAAACTCTATTGGTTGGAGGGAAAAGATGTTACAATAGGCAACGGTTTGTCTAAGTACAATGTCGTAGTATGCCCGAAGTGTTCAAAAAAGCTAAAGGAATTTATCAATTTTGAACAGGTAAAAAATAACAAAAGGAGATGTGAAGATGAATGATATAAAGAAGCCGAACAATAGAACCGAGGCGGCAAATACAATTTTTAAACTGCTCAAAGAGTTTTGGGGAGATTGTGTGTCGGTAAAAATTTCTGCAAACAACAGCGGAATAGACTTTGAGACAAGAGAAAAGCCGTTTACAGTTGGCTGTGCAATGAGAACGATAAACGGTAACTGGTTGCCGAGAAAGGACAAATGAACAGAAAGGAGCTCACATGCAGAACAAATACAAACTTCCCGATTATGCACGATCGTCCGCATTGTCGGTTGTTAAAAGCTACGAAGCGTATAAAAAGGATATTAAGGACGAAGAAAACAGAATACTTTCGTTTGGCAGCGGTCATTATGAGACGGTCGGGAAAGAGCGTGTTTATCTGCCGAGCGGAAAGGGCGGCTCGAGCTCTCCAACCGAGGATCAGGCAATGCAGCTTGAACGATTACATAACAGTTACAAATACAGATGTGTTCAGACGGTAGAAAACTCTATGAGTGAAGTGTTCAAATACGATGATTTCAAATATTCTTTGAAAGTCAGACAGGCTCTACTTCAATCGTGTGTTGACGGACGGAATTTCACTTTTACTTATTCCGGGATTGATGGAATGAGCTGCTCAACCTTTTATCGACTTAAAAACCAGTTTTTATATATCATTTCGGTGAAAATGAACTTCATTTAAGCTATTTGTGACAAAGAGGTGGTCAAAAAAGCGTTTATAATAATATCATTAAAATATATTTTAAAGCTGTCGCACATCGCGGCGGCTTCTTTTTATGGTGGAAAATATGGACATTGAAAGGTGCAAGAAGTGTATATGGGCTGACAAGATAAATTCTCAGACGGTGTACTGTCTGTTCAAAAAGTGTATATACGAGCGTAAATGCAAAATTAAAAATAAGAAAAAATAGCAGACGGAGGTGATGTTCTGTGACCGAAAAACAAAAACGTTTTGCTGATGAATACTTGAAAGATTGCAATGCTACAAGAGCATATAAGGCAGCATATCCAAATGTGAAAAAAGATAGCGTTGCCAGAGTAGCAGGTGCAAGATTGTTAACTTTTGTTAACGTAAAAAACTACATAGACGAGCAGCTTGAAGTGTTGCACAATGAGAGAACAGCCGATGCAGGAGAGGTTATGGAATATCTTACCTCCGTGCTTCGCGGTGAATCGTCTTCGGAGGTTGTAGCAGTTGAATTTATAGGAGACGGCATATCCCGCGCGAAAAAAATCCAAAAGGCACCTGATGAAAAAGAACGGTTGAAAGCTGCGGAACTTCTCGGACGAAGATATCGAATGTTTACGGATAAAGTTGATATTGAAGGAGCTGTGCCGGTGATTATTACCGGGGAAAATGAGCTTGAAAACTGAGGCAAGCAGGGTTTATCTTCCCGACGTGGTCGGCAGAGGATATAAGGACTTTTGGTGCTTTAAAGGCAGATACAGAGCTGTCAAAGGCTCCCGCCGCTCCAAAAAGTCAAAAACAATGGCACTTTGGACGATCTACAATCTGATGAAATACCCGGAAAGCAATATGCTCGTTGTTCGCAAAACATATCGAACGCTTAAAGACAGTTGTTTTACGGAGTTGAAGTGGGCAATCAAGCGGCTGAAGGTTGAAAAGCAATGGACTGTAAAGGAATCACCGCTTGAAATGACATATATTCCTACGGGGCAGAAGATTTATTTCCGAGGTTTTGACGATCCACTAAAAATCACTTCAATAGCTGTTGAGGTTGGCGTTTTATCCTGGATGTGGATTGAAGAAGCATACGAAATCACCAAGGAGGAGGACTTCGATACCCTTGCCGAATCTATGCTCGGTGACTGTCCTCCGGGGCTGTTTAAACAAATTACATTGACCTTTAACCCGTGGAATGAGAAAACATGGCTGAAAAAGCGCTTCTTTGATGATCCTGATGAAGATACATTGGCAATAACAACGAATTACAAGTGCAATGAGTGGCTTTCTGAGGCAGATATAAGCGTTTTTGAAAAGATGCGGGAAAGAAACCCGCGACGATATCAAGTTGCCGGATTGGGGGACTGGGGTATTGTGGACGGCCTTATTTATGAGAATTGGCGGGAGCAAAGCTTTACTCTTGACGGAATTAAAAACTGTAAATCGGCATTTGGACTTGATTTCGGCTACACGAATGATCCAAGTGCCTTTTTTGTCGGCTTTGTTGACCTTGATAACAGGCGGCTGTATGTATGGGATGAATTCTACGAAGAAGGAATGTCGAACAGGGATATATATGCAACAATTTCGCATTACGGGTATTCAAAAGAGCGTATTACCGCCGATTCGGCAGAGCCAAAGAGCATTGACGAGTTAAAAGGCATGGGGTTGAGAATATCCGGGGCGAGAAAGGGCAAGGACAGCGTCCTCAACGGTATTCAATGGATTCAGGACTTTGAAATTATTATCCATCCTCGGTGTGTGAATTTTATTACCGAAATATCGAACTACACATGGGATACGGACAAGTTCGGAAATAAGCTGAACAGACCGATTGACGCTTTTAACCACCTTATGGACGCAATGCGTTATGCTCTTGAATCGTACATTAAACAGAGAGGTTGGATTTCATAATGGACGAAAAAATAAAAGAATACTTTAAAATCAATAAGCTGCCGAAGCCGAACGTTATTAACTATGTCGGAAGCTGGGCACACGGTGATTGCTACGCCGTTACCTGCGGTTGGTTCAGAATAAAGAAATACTGCGTTTATTGTATAAAAGACAAAATCCATTCGGTACGGCGGAGGTGATCAGATGCTTGAAAACAGCGAAATTATAAATTTTATAAATGAAGATCGGACAAGTCAGAAAAAGCGCTTTGCTAAAGAGGGCGAAAAATACTACGAAGGTGAACACGATATAAAAAATTATCGTGTTTTTTACTATGATGCCAGAGGAAATCTTGTTGAGGACAAAATCAGATCCAATATCAGAATATCACACCCGTTTTTCACCGAATTGGTAGATCAGCAGGTGCAGTATATGCTTTCGGGTGACGGTGGATTTGTGAAGTCCGACAACCCGGAGCTTCAGACAGAGCTTGACGCATATTTCAACGAAAATGAGGACTTTACACAAGAGTTGTATGATACGCTGACAGGGTGTGTCTCCAAAGGCTTTGATTATATGTACGCTTACAGGAATGCAAGCGGTAAGCTCTCTTTTCAGAATGCCGATTGTGTCGGTGTTGTTGAGGTTGAGGCTAAATTTGCGAGCGACGGCAAGGATCACATAATCTATTGGTACATAGAGAGAATTGACAAGGACAAGCACTGTGTTAAGAGAATACAGGTTTGGGACGATTCTCAGACCTATTACTACACTCAGATTGAGGACGGAAAGCTTATTCTTGACGAATCAACCGATGAGAAGCCGAACCCTCGTCCGCACGTTATCTACAAAAAGGATAATGACGACGATACATATTATGAGGGCTTAGGATTTATTCCGTTTTTCAGACTTGATAACTGCCGTAAACAGTTAGGCGGTTTAAAGCCGATAAAGGACCTTATCGACGATTATGATCTTATGGCTTGCGGATTGTCAAACAACCTCCAGGACGCCGCCGAATATTTGGTGGTTGTCAGAGGCTTTCAAGGCGACAACATGGAAGAGCTCATCGGAAATATCAAAAAGAAGAAGCACGTCGGCGTTGACGAAAACGGCGATGTTGATTTTAAGACGGTTTCCGTGCCGTATGAGGCAAGAAAAGTAAAGTTAGAGCTTGACGAAAAGAACATTTATCGCTTCGGTATGGGCTTTAATTCGGCTCAGGTGGGCGACGGAAATATCACAAATATCGTTATTAAATCACGTTATGCCTTGCTTGACTTGAAATGCAACAAGCTCGAAATCAGGTTGAAGCAGTTTTTGAGAAAAATCTTAAAAATCGTTCTCCAGGAGATCAACGACAAAAACGGCACCGATTATCAGCAGAAGGACGTTTATTTTGAATTTAAGCGTGAAGTTATGACAAATGCCCAGGACAACGCTCAAATCGAATTGACGGACGCACAGACCGAACAAACAAAGATCAACACGCTGTTAGGACTTGCGGCTGTTCTCGGTGACGAGACCGTTGTCCGGCTGATTTGTGACATTCTTGATATTGACTATGAAGAAATCAAAAGCAAGCTTCCCGAAAAGGACGATTATTTACAGACGGCATTAAATGAGGTTGAAACGGATGAACAAACGGCAGAAGCAAGTAATCCAATCACAACTGAATGACGAGAAAGCAACGCTGAACAAGCTAAAAGGGATTTACAAAAAAGCTCTTGACGATGTTAATGACCGTTTAGCCGCACTCAAAGGAAGAGCAGAGACGGAAAATCTGCAAAGTGTGATTTATCAAATTCAATACCAGGAAGCCCTCAAAAAGCAGATAAACGGAATACTTGATACTCTGAACGGCGATCAGTTCAGCACGATATCAGAATATCTTGCCAAGTCTTATGAAAGCGGTTTCGTCGGAGCGATGTATGACATTCAAGGTCAGGGCGTGCCGCTGATATTTCCGATAGATCAGGATCAGGTCGTTCAAGCCGTAACGCTCGATACGAAGCTGTCAAAGCCGTTGTATAACAAACTCGGTGAAAATGTAAATCTGCTGAAAAAGAGAGTTGCAAACAATATCTCACGGGGTATTGCGCAGGGGCAGAGCTATTCCGACATTGCGAAGAATATCGCTGTCGGTATGGTCGGAAATTATGCAAGAATGAACGGCGGCGCATTGTATAACGCAATGAGAATAACGAGAACCGAAGCGCACCGAATCAGTCAGCAGGCGGCGTATGACGCACTGAAAAAGGCAAAGGATAACGGTGCCGATGTCGTGAAGCAATGGGACGCAACACTCGACAAGCGAACAAGACCGTCACACGCAAGAGTTGACGGCGAAATACGGGAGCTTGACGAACCTTTCTCAAACGGACTTATGCGACCGGGCGATCCGAGAGGCAGGGCGGCAGAGGTTATAAACTGTCGCTGTCAGCTTCTTCAGCGTGCAAGGTGTGCGCTCGATGAGGACGAACTTGACGAACTGAAAGACCGTGCAGCGTATTTCGGACTTGATAAGACCGCTAACTTTGAGGATTTTAGAAGAAAATATATAAGTGCTGTTGACAATCAAAATAATTTGCTATATAATAATATTGCTTTTTACGGAGATCCCATAGTGAAATCGGTCGGAGCTAAGTCTGTAAATTATCCTATTGTTGAAAATCCCTTTACGGGTGAACCTATTGAATTTGTTGTTGGCAGTCGCCCAGAATTTCCGAGAGATCACCTCTTAGCGGGAAGGGGAAGTAAGAAACCGATTAGGAAAATCGAGGACTTAGTATATAACTATGGAGGGAAACCCGAAGAATGGAAGCATGAAAAGGCATTTTATTGGGTCTATGATGAGTATGGAGAGGAAAGACAGGTAAGTATACACTGGTTTGAAGCTCCAGGCTGTGGACGACAGGAAGAATTTATTAAATTATATAACGGTAAAATGTACCGAGATGAGTATGAATAAATTTAAAGTAAGATATATTTCAGATAAAAAATCAATATTTTTTGAAAAAGGAAAAGTTTATGAAGCTTTTTTACCGTTGGATAATCAAAGCGGCAATATTTTCGCTTTCCATATAGACGATATTGATGAACCAGGCGATTATGCTCTTCCGGCATCACGTTTTGAGATTGTAAAAGAATAACTAAGCACCCTGAGAAATCAAGGTGCTTTTTTCATGCAACAAAATATTGATTCAAGACATCCGAAAGGGTGTCTTTTTTCATATCTCCACTTCAAAAATCAGTGGTAAAAGAGAGTAATTCAAATACAAGATGTAACTTGTAAAAATCATAATTTGAAAGGACGGTCATTGAATATGACACTACAGGAAATTTTAAAGGCAAAGGGTCTTTCTGACGAGGATATCGAATCTGTTATCGGCGAAATGAAGCAGAATAAGATTTTTACCGCTGCAGAGGAAAATCTTGATATTCGATACGGAAAGCTGAAAAGTGAGCACGATACGCTGACACAGCAGTATTCACAGGCAAATGCGCTTATTGATCAGCTAAAGAAAGGCACAAAAGCCGACGAGGAGCTTCAAGGCAAAATAACAAGCTATGAAACACAGGTTCAGAGCCTGCAGGAGCAGCTTGCCGAGACGAAGCTCAAATCCGCTCTAAAGGTGGCGCTTCTTTCCGAAAAGGCGGAAGATGTTGATTATCTTACGTTTAAGCTGGAGAGCAAGCTAAAAGACGAAAACAAGAAGCTTGAGCTTGATGAAAACGAGAACATTAAGGGCTGGAAAGATATTGTTTCTGGTCTTAAAACGCAGTTCCCAAACCAGTTTGAAAAAACAGCCGACAAGAAAATCATTGAGAACAAGCTGCCGAACAATTCGGACGATAAGGTTCTTACAAAGTCGGATGTTTTGAAAATGCCATACACCGAAAGAGCAAAATTTCAGTCGGAAAATCCGACAGAGTATGAAACAATAATGAAATCTTAAAAAGGAGACGAAAAATTATGCCAAACACAACTATGAATGATGTAATCAATCCCCAGGTAATGGGCGATATGATATCAGCAAAAACAGAAGCTATGCTTAAAATCACACCTTATGCAAAGGTCGATACTACACTTCAGGGCGTTCCCGGTGACACAAAGACCGTTCCGTCCTGGAAGTATATCGGCGATGCGGAAGATGTTACGGAGGGTGCAGAGGTTGGCCTTACCTCAATGAAGGCGTCAAGCACTACCTTTACAATCAAAAAGGCGATGAAGGCAGTCGGAATTACTCAGGAGGCAATCAACAGCGGTTACGGCAATCCCGTTGATCAGGCTGAGACCCAGCTTGCAAAGGCTATTGCCGGCAAGGTTGACAACGATGTCTTTGCGGCTGCACTCAAGACAAGTCAGGTAAGCGGCGACGGCTCATCGGTAATTGCTTATTCGGGCGTTGTTGACATTGTTGACGTTTTTGACGAGGAAGAGATCACCGACAAGGCTCTTTTCATCAATCCTAAGCAGCTCACGAAGCTCAGAAAAGATACCGAATTTATTTCCGCCGATAAGTATAACAACAACGTTATGGTTTCGGGCGAAATCGGTATGATCTGTCAGTCAAGAATCATTCCGTCAAAGAAAGTTCCGAAGATCACGGCGAAAGTTGGCGCGTCGAGTGATCAGGGCGCAGTAAAGATTACTGCCGACAATCAGAAAACGTATGCGAGCCATGTTTGGGACGAAACAAACAAGGCTGTAATTACGCCTGCGGTTGACAGCTATGTTGTACCCGAGACAAACGCTTACTACCTTTGCCCGTGCCTCAAGCTCGAGCCCGCCGATTCGGAGACAGAGTTCACGGAAACAGAGCTTCCCGCAGTTACAATTTTCCTCAAGAAGGATACACAGACCGACCATGAGTGGCTTCCGAGAAAGCAGACACACGAAATCACAACCGCAAAGTATTACGGTGTTGCTCTTACAAACGAGGCTAAGGCCGTTGTCGGAAAGTTTAAGGCTTAAAGGGGGCTGCCCTTATGATTTTGACCGTTGCAGAGCTCAAACAGCTGATAACAACGGATAAGCCCGAATTTGCCCTTCAAGTTATGCTTGAGGGGCTTGAGGAGCTTATTATCAAGTACACAAACAATAATTTCCGTAACCGTCTGACAGGAGAGCCCGAATATCCGTCGAGTATTAAGACAGCTGTTGCCGAGATCATAGCGTGGAAGCTCCGAAACGAGGCTATAAATTCGGACAACACCGAGCATAAGCCGATACAGTCCGAGACAATTTCCCGTCATTCCGTGACATACGCAAGTGACAACACAGAAAGTGACATTGATGAACATTTCGGCGCACCGAAAAAATATACTGCCGTTTTCAATCAGTATATGAGGGCGAGGTTTTGATATGAGGAAAATCAAGGGCAATATTACTGCTCAGTTGCAGACAAAGACAGGAGCGGTTAAAAATGAAATCGGCGAGGTCGTTCCGAAATGGGAAACGGCATATACTCTCGTCGGTTTTCTTGATCTTTCGTCAGGCGATTCAAAGTATTCCTCATATAACGCCAAAATTCAGGAATCAACACATATTTTCGTTTGCAATTATCAAGAGCTGACTGCCGTTACGGCTGAAAACAGCAGACTGATAATCAATGGCAAGGTATATGACGTTATGCTGATTGATGATCCGATGGAGCTTCATTATCAGCTTGAGTTTTATCTCAAATTCACAGGAGGCCAGTAATGTCGGACGTTGAATTTCAGGATAATTCTTTGCAGGTCAAAGCTGCCATTGAGAGCGCTTGTATTGCCTGGGTTTACGAGTGGGCAGGCGAAATACGGTCACGAACACAGAGAAACGCCCGTGTTGATACGGAGCGAACAAAGGGAAAATGGGACTATTTTGTTGATGCCAACGAGAAAAAAGCAGTTGTCGGAAATCCTCTTGAAAATGCAATCTGGGAAGAGTTCGGAACGGGTCAGTACGCTTTGAACGGTGACGGCAGAAAAACACCGTGGTATGTTCCCGTTGACGGATATTCGGGCAAAAAGAAGCCTACATATCAGGGAAAAGTAATCATTGTGTATGGAAAAGACGGCAAACGGTTTTATAAGACCGACGGTAAAAAGCCGCAGCGAAATTTGCAAAAGGCTTTTGACAGTCTCAAAAACAAACTGCAAAAAGACCTTGAATCCCGTATGAAAGGAATTGGTTAAATGTCAATTTCAGCATTAAAATTTATATCCGAAAAACTCGAAAGGCTGAAAATTCCGTATGCCTTTGAGGAATGGACGGCGAATGAAGTACCTGATCCGTATTTCGTCGGTGAATACAACGAGGTTGAAAGCACTGAGCGAGAGGAAAACGGTTATCAGGAAACAACCTTTATTTTAACGGGTACGGGGCGAAAATGGCTCGGACTTGAGCAGGCTAAGGAAATTATTGAAAATAACATAACAGAAACGGCGATTCTTTCAAATGGTAACGGAATTGCCGTTTTCTATTCCAATTCATTTCCTGTTCCGACGGGAGATGCGGAATTGAAACGAATACAAATCAATTTAACAATTAAAGAATGGAGAGTGAACTGAATATGACTATTGGTTCAGAGTTTAAAAGCTCGGGAATTACCGAAAATACGCCGAAAACCATAATGCTCGGTGCAGGAACAATTCATAAAGGTTTGGTGTTCGGTTATACCTTGCTTGAAGCACAGCCCGAGGATTGGGAAACGGGCTTTGCAAATTATTATGCCAAGAGCACATCGGGTGGCAACGACACATATACGAAGCTTACGGCAAAAACAGACTGGGCAGCTAACAAATATTACAGTCCGGGTTGGAATTTCAAGGAATCCCTTATTTGCGCTACTTCGGGCGGTTCAAAGGTTTCTATTACTCCCGAATTTTATGACGTGCCCGTTGACGGCGCACTTGTTAAGGTTAAGGGCCTGACAGTTAAGACGGGTGAAACGGCAAAAATGGAGGTAAACCCGATTGAGCTTACTCCTGCAATTCTCAAAATGGCTCTTATCGGCGACGAGAAGGTATCGGATATTGCTACGGGCTACAGTGAGATTACTTCGAGAGCTATCATCAATGAGGGCGATTATCTCAAGCACATGGCATATGTCGGAAAGACAATCGCGGGCAATCCGATTATCATAATTTTTGACTATGCGCTTTGCACCTCGGGCCTTGAGCTTGAGGGCAAGAATAAGGAAGCAGCAGTTCCGAAGTTCACGTTCGAGTGCTTCGCCGATCTTACGCCCGAAGCCGACACGCTTCCGTATCATATTTATTATCCCACGCCTGCGGCGTAAGAAAGGATTTTGAACAATGAGTGAAAAAAACTATGAGTTCAGAAAATTGAATTCCACAGACATTTTCCCGATGGCAACTTTAATTAACAAGATCGGTATCAGACGTTTCAAGGAGGCGTTTCAGAACGACGAGTTCAGAGATGCTCTGAGCGGTGAGGACGGCGATAACGCCCTTGAAAAGGTTGGAATCAGCGTCGCTTTTGACGTTGCAGGCATCGTCCTTGAAGCTCTCCCAAACTGTAAGAACGATATATACGGTCTTCTCGCCGATGTGTCAAATGTTGAGCGTGAAAAGCTTGAAAAAATGGAGCCCGCCGCTTTCTTTGAAATGATCATTGATTTTATCAAGAAGCCCGAGCTCAAGGATTTTATGAAGGTTGCCTCCAAATTGTTCAAATAAGCGATATAAAATTTATGGACTTGCTATTCAGACGATATGCAAGTCCTTTTTTATTGCTTGATGAAGTTATTAAGAATAACCGCCTCTCAGAATTTGTTACCGAGGTGATGGAATCAGAAAACGAACGGCAGACCTGGGAGTTTTATCTCCACAAGGTATTCGATAAGTCGTATTCGGATTTTAAAGAATCGCTCGGCACAGTGGAAGGTACGGTACCTCCTGAGGCGGATTTGGAAGCAACAGTAAAATCATCTGAAAACATTTTAAATAATTTCAAACCGATATAAGGGTGGTGAATTGATGGAATTATTTAAACTATTCGGCACTATCGCCGTTAAGAACAGCCAGGCAAACGAAGCTATTGACGAAACAACAGGTAAGGCTGCTCAATCGGAAAGTAAAATGTCAAGTGCCTTCAAGAAAATCGGAAGTGCATTTACGAAGGCATTTTCTAACAACGGCAAAGTCAAAGAAACCTCGCAGTCCTTAAAGCAGTTGACCGAAACGGTTGATAAGCAGGAATCGGTTCTGACACAGTTAAAAAACAAATACCGAGATCTATACCTGACACACGGTAAAAATTCAACCGAAGCTAAGGAATGTGCAAAGGAAATTGATCGCCTTTCATCTGAGCTGAAAGAGAACAAAACAAAGCTTACCGAAGCGGAGAGAGCAGCAGATAAATTTGACAAAACCCTTGATGATGTGTCTGATTCGTCAAACGATGCAAGCAATTCAATGTCAGATTCATTCAAAAAAATCGGTGCCGCAGTTACAGCATATTTTGCGGTTGACAAAGTTGTTGATTTTGGCAAACAGGTTGTAGAAGCGGCGGCGAATGTTTCTGCCGAAGCGTCGGCATTTGAACAGATTATGGGCGGATATTCGGACACAGCTCAAAAGAAAATGAATGAAATCGCCGATAATACAGGCATGGTTGCAAGCCGATTAACACCGTATATGACAAGTATGACAGCAAAATTCAAAGGCTTGGGATTCGATATCGGAGAAGCGACGGATCTTGCGTCCGACGGTTTAAATCTTGCTGCAGATGCGGCGGCATTCTGGGATATGTCTCTTGACGATTCAATGTCGCATTTGAATTCATTTATCAACGGCTCATACGAGGGCGGCGAGGCAATAGGATTATTTGCGAACGACACACAGATGGCTTCTTACGCTGTCAGCCAGGGGCTTGTTAAGCAAACGAAAGATTGGGCAAGCCTCGATGAAGCAACCAAACAGGCAACACGACTTGAATATGCACAGAACATGATGAAAGCTTCAGGTGCTGTCGGACAGGCGGCAAAGGAATCAAGTCAGTATGCAAACGTTCAGGCCAATCTAAACGAGAAATGGCGGCAGTTTAAGGCTCAAATCGGTGAACCGCTGCTTGAAAATGTTGTTAATCCTGCAATGCAGAAGCTGAGCGGTTTGGTTGATAAAGCATCGACGGGATTTCAAGATTTGCAAAAATGGGTGAGCGAAAATAAAACGCTGCTTTCAGTGCTCGGAGGAGTCATCGGAGCGGTTGCTGTTGGAATGACGGCTTACAGCATTGCACAAACCGCTATGACAGTGGCTTCAAAATTACACACTGCGGCAACTGTGGCTGAAAAAATTGCCGTATTAGGCTTAAACGGCGCAATGCTTACAAGTCCTGTAACTTGGATCGTTGCCGGTATTGTGGCTTTAATTGCTGTTTTTGTGATTCTTTGGAACAAGTGCGAGGGATTCCGTAATTTTTGGATCAATTTGTGGGACAAAATCAAGACTGCGTTTGCTCCCGTAATAGAATTTGTTAAAAGTTCATTTGAGAGCTTTAAGGAAAAACTGCAAACGGGAATTGTGCCGGCGTTACAGGACTTATGGGCGGCGATCAAAGAAAAGGTACTTCCTGTACTCAGCTTAATATGGGACTATGTTCAAATCTACATACAACCGGCATTTGAATGGCTGAAAACAGGTCTTGGAAACATTAAGATCGTTTTCCAAACTATTTTCACAGTTATAAAAACAATCGTTTCAACCGCTTTTGAAAATATTAAAACGGTAATTACAACCGTATGGAATAACATAAAAATTGTTATTTCAACGGTTTTAGATGTTATAAAAAATATCATTAAGCTTGCAACGTCCATTATTAAAGGCGATTGGAAGGGCGCTTGGGAAGCTATCAAGGGCATATTTTCATCAATTTGGAATGGCATCAAAGGTATTGTTTCTAATGTTTGGAATGCAATCAAGAGCATTTTTTCCAATAATCTTAATGCCATAAAAAGCAGTGTATCAACCGTGTTTAACGGTGTAAAGGCTGTTATTCAGAACACGATTAACGGTGCGAAGAATATTGTAAAAAGCGGATTGGACGCTATTAAGAATTTCTTCTCAAAATTAAAATTAAAATTTCCGAGCATAAAACTACCGCACTTTTCAATTAAGGGTAGCTTCAGCTTGAAGCCTCCATCAGTTCCGAAATTGTCAGTTGATTGGTACGCAAAGGCGATGAAAAATGCTATGCTTTTGAATCAGCCGACTATTTTCGGAGTAAATCCGAACGGAAATCTTATGGGTGGAGGAGAAGCAGGGCAGGAAGTTGTTGCAGGTTCGAGCACACTTATGGCAATGATTCGCAATGCTGTTCAGAATGAAAACGCCGGCATTATTTATTATCTCGATAAGCTGATATCAATGCTTGCACAGTATTTCCCTGAAATTCTCGGTAATCTTGAGCGTGAAATGGTGCTTGACGACGGTACGCTTGTCGCAAAAATCACGCCGAAGGTTGATAAAAAGCTCGGCGATATTAACAGAATGAAGGAGCGTGGACAGTAATGAATACGGTGACATTCGGAGAATATAACTCTTACTCTGACTTGAATTTAATACTGTCCTCAAAAACTATCGGTTCGCCGTCTGTAAAAACCTCGACAATAGATTTGCCGGGCTCAGACGGCGAGCTCGATTTTACAGAGTATTTCGGTGAGCCCAAATATTCAAACAGGCCATTGAAATTTCAGTTTACGGCTATAAATCCCACGACACCATTTGACTCAACGGTAAAAAATCTTTTGCATGGGCAGAAAATGAAAATTGTTTTGTCCGACGATCCCGATGTATATTTTTACGGAAGAATTTCGGTTGGCGACTGGTATGTTAATAAAGGCATATCCACAATTGACGTTGAATGTAATTGTGAACCTTATCGAATGAAGAAAAATGAAACCGTTGTACAGGTCGCATACGGTACTGCCGATAAAAGCAATGCTAATATTTGTCCTCATTTTAAACTGTGGCCTGCCGGCACTGTTTATACGGTGGCAAGCGAGGACGAAATTATCTTTAAAAATGCGAAGGATAATGCAACGTCGCCCGGCTTTCCAATAAGCGGACAGACATGGGTTACGGTTAAATTCGGGACCTGCGGCAACTATTATGTGGGTCAACACGACAAGAACGGGAACCATTTGACTTCGGTATTAAAGACGGACACTGTATATACGTTTAAGACGGTATCTAAGGCTGCTTTCCTTCGCATCACACTAATGCCGGCTCAGGACTCAGTTTTTCCTTTTTCGTACACAAATTTAATGGTGTACGAAGGTCAAGATGATAGGTCATATATCAGATACAGTCCCATTACGGAACTGTTATGCGATAATGCCAGAAAATCGGTTGTTCCGAAAATAACTGTCGATAAAGCCGCCACTTTAAAATGTAACGGAACTACGGTTGCTATGTCGGCGAATACAACTCATTCAATCCCTGAATTTGAATTTCGCAAGGGGATGAATAAACTTGAAATTGTCACAGCGGATTTCGGAACGGTTGTTAAAGCTGTTTATCGGGAGGGGAATTTATAGTGAAATATCGTGTTGTATGCGGCAATTATTTATTGCTGGACACTCAGATTGAAGCATTGAAGCTTGTTGACCCGACGCTTGAGCTTGAACTCAATAAAACCGGGTCTTTCACTTTTACAATTTATCCCGATCATCCGAATTTTGAAAGAATTCAAAAGCTGAAGCCGATAATCACGGTATATCAAGATGAAATAATTCTTTTCAGAGGGCGGATTCTGAATGATGAAGTTGGATGGCATAACGAAAGGCAGGTCACTTGTGAAGGTGAACTTGCCTTTTTACTTGACTCTGTGCAGCGCCCGTTTGTATTTCCTGTTTCCGATACCTCTCCGGCAACGCCCGAAGCGTACTTGCGTTTTCTGCTTACAAATCACAATGAACAGGTTGATGAAGAACATCAATTTAAGCTCGGCAATGTTACAGTCAAGGACGATAATGATTATATCGCCAGGTCCGATACTGAATATTCAAACACTTGGGATTTGATCAATCAAGGCTTAATATCCACGCACGGAGGCTATTTGTGGATCAGGCATGAGGCGGACGGCAATTATCTTGATTACCTTGCCGATTTTTCAACGATTAGCAATCAGCCGATTGAGTTCGGCAGAAATTTACTTGACCTGAAAAAGGAACGTAAGGGAGAAGATATTGTAACAGGAATTGTTCCGATCGGAGCGACATTAACCGAAGATGTGACGGATGAGACGACGGGGGAAACAAAACAGATTTCAACGATCGTCACAATATCGGATCTTGACGATGAAACTACGGATAATATCTGTAAATCCGGCGATTGCATTTTTTCAAAGGCGGCGCAGAATACATACGGAAAGATTTTCAGGATGATAAAATGGGAGAATGTCACTGAGCCGACAAATCTGCTGAGAAAAGCAAAACAAAAACTTGCAAAGAGCATTTTGCTCAGTCAGTCAATAGAGCTGACAGCCGCCGATCTATCCGCAACCGGGCAGGACTTCAACGCTTTTCGACTCGGCAGGTATGTCAAAACTACAAGTAAGCCGCACGATTTGTCAGAAAACTATCTGATAAAGAAGCTTTCGATTAAGCTTATGAACCCTGCCGACAATAAGCTCACTTTAGGTGAGACATTCTATTCTTTCACGGAGGATAATAGAATAAAATCGGATGAAACGAAGCGGTACATTGATACGAACATCGAAAAAAGCCGTTTGCAGACAATTGTTGACCTTGAAAGAAAAATGAACGCTAAGGTTACGGCAACCGAAGGCTCTATTTTGAGTACTGTATCGGATATCTATTATTCAAAGGAAGACGGTCAGGAACTTATGGGAAAGTGGTCGGAATTTGAGCAAGCGGCTAACGGTTGGGAAATGCGCTTTAATTCACTCAATACCGACCTCAAAAATTATCAAAGCGGCACAGACAGTCAGTTTGAATTGATACAAAAGTATATTCAATTTAAAGACGGCGATATCATTCTCGGTCAGAAGGGCAATAAGTTTGGACAAAGAATTTCAAATAATAAAAATTCTTTTTATGAGGACGGTGCTGAGGTTGCTTATTTCAGCGGACGAAAGCTTAATGTTTATGACGGCGAATTTATCAATTCTTTAAAATTAGGTAAATTTGCATTTCTTCCCCGTGCAAACGGAAATTTATCTTTCAAAAAGGTGGTGGAATAAATGGGAGTATCACAAAATTTAACTGTTACGCAGAAAAGCAGAGATTTTGCCGGGAATTTTTCAAAAGTCAGAATAAGATGGACAAGCACACAAAGCGGTAGTTCATGGAACGGATATAACCGAACCGCTTATTATTATGTCTCTGTCAACGGCGGCGCGGAAAAGAAATATTCGGTAAAATACACGTTGCCTCAGAACACAACAAACACAATTCTTGACACAACAATCGTTGTTCCGCACAGAGCAGACGGAACGGCTTCGGTAAAAGTCAGAACATGGATGGATACCGACATTTCAGCGGGAATTATTCAAAAATCCCAGGCAGTAACGTTAACGTCAATTCCGCGTGCGACAGTGCCGACATTTTCAGCGACAAGTACAGAAATCGGATCGAATGTAACGATCAATCTTAATCGCGCAGCGGATTCGTTTACTCATATGCTGACATATGCTTTTGGCAAAGCTTCGGGCACAATCGGCGCAGATATCGGTACAAGCGTGGTATGGTCAATTCCGTCAGACCTTGCAGCACAAATCCCCAATGACGTGAGTGGAACATGCGTTATTACTTGCAAAACATTTAACGGATCTACACTTATAGGGACCAAAACGGCAAAACTGGCATTAAAAGTTCCGTCATCGGTAGTACCGGTTATAAATTCTGTTTTGATTGTCGAGGGTACAGAACAGTTGAAAAATCATTTTACTGTATTTGTTCAAAATAATTCAACATTGGCGGTTTCGGTGAGCGCTGTCGGTGTTGCCGGCAGCAGCATTGCAAAGGTTGAAACGAAAATACAAGATGTCATTTACAACGGTACATCTTTCGTTTCGGCGTTGATTACTGCTGCGGGAGAGATTACCGTTAATACCACTGTAACGGATAGCAGAGGGCGTACGGCGAAGTCATCAAGCACGGTGTCAGTTGCGGAATATGATTTTCCGACGATTTACAGCATGTCGGTCAAGAGAATTGACACCGCAGGAAATGAAACCGAAGACGGTGAAAGAATTTCTGTAAGAATCCATTATTCGACGAGCAATATTGACAACCAAAACGGTGAACATGAGAATCCACGAACATATAAGCTGCAGTACAGAAGATCCGATGAAACAGAGTTCACAACTTTTGAATCGGGGGAGGCTTCCCTTATACATTCTCAATCTCATGCATATAAATCAGCACCTGTAATTTCCGGCGATAATTCGTATGTGATAAGGCTCGAAGTAGCGGATTTCTTTAAAACAACGGTATGTGATATCGAACTTCCGACGGCCTTTACTTTAATGGACTTCAATTCATCAGGCCAAGGCGTTGCTTTTGGTAAGGTGTCCGAAAAAAGCGGTATGGAAGTTAACATGAACACCGACTTCATTAAAGAAGTAAATGTTTACTCCGACAGCAATATCGAAAACGGAAACTATATAAATTTCCGTAAAAAGGACGGAACGCTGACAGCCAAAGTCAATTCTTCGGAAAATGGGGAAGGTTTGAACATAATTATTTACGGTTCTGACGGCGCAACTAAGGAACTAACCGTTTCCAAAGACGGTGGAATAACATTGCCGATAGAAGAAACATTTTTTACAGCAGAAACAGATGTTACTATCAACAGGTCAACAGTTTCACGCCAAGGAAATATTGTTCTTTTTTATGCTTATGTTACGGCTTCAAATGCAATCGGCTCAGGAAATGCCAAACATGTAGGAACGGTCCCGGAAGGCTACAGACCTAATTTATCAGTCGCAACAATAGGAATTCAAGGAAATACGGGTGTGTGTTCTGCATGGGTTCAAAATACGGGGGATGTATGGATTCGTCCCCATTCAGCTGCATCCGCAAATACTACTTTTGAATTTATGCTTGTTTATAATAAAGCCGCAACTTGGGGAATACAACAGGAGGTGATCACCGATGATTAACCGAATTACAGTCAGCGAAAAGAGGGGGCTGTTTCCCGAATATTCAAGCCTCGGAACAATAGGGGAGAAGAACGCAACGACGCTGTTGTTTCTTCTCCCTGTTGCGTTGCAGGGATACAGCGAAAATATCGTCTGTGAGACCGCACAGGGCAGTTTTAATTATACGGTATCAAACGATACCTTCGACCTGCCGAGTGAGGTTCTGACGGACAATACGCTGAAATTACAGCTTGTTCTCAAGGACGGTGACAAAGTCATATGGAAGTCAATTCCGTACACATTCACCCTCAATCCGACCCTTGACGACAGCGGAGAAAATGTCATTGAAAAAGCGAAAACGGAGCAGAGAGAGGCGGACCGAACAGAGCTTGGCGAAACGTTATCCGACCTCACAGGGCAGGATTTGAAAAAATCGGACTGGGACGAGCTTATTGACATTGCAAATGAATTGCCGCTTAAAACTGAGCAAAATGTCCTTGATCTGACGAACTATTCCGCGCTGACAAATGCTTTTGAACACGCGACTACAGCGCCGAGCCTGTTGACGGGCGGATATAAGCTCGACAAGGAAGAACCCGACAATCCTGACTCACCCGACGTTTTGATTAAGCTTCCATTTCTTGAGACGCCGAAAGCAGTGTACAGTAAAAGTACCCGTGTTTCGCAATTTGTCGAGGAGTGCGGATTCAGCGTTAAAGGCTCGGCGAAAACAATCGCAGGAAATGAAAGAAGTATGTTTAATTCTCTCGGCGGAGTGGTTGCGGCAAATCTAAAGAAACTTACACTTGCCGACTTTGAGTGCGTTGTTGACCCTCGCGGAATGTTCAACGACAGCGGTTCTATTGAGGAAATAACATTGATCGAGAGAGGAAACAATGCAGAAGAATACAACGTGGGTTATTGGTACGAATTTTTCCGAAACTGTTCAAATCTACAATCAATTCTTGGAACACCACTTGACATGAGCCGCGGAACGGGGTACACACGAACGTTTCAGAAGTGTTCAAAGTTAAAGTATGTTCGGTTTAAGCCATTTACAATAAGTCATGATCTCGACTTATCAGACTGCCCAGGATTGATGAAAGGAAAGTACGGAGCAAACACCGACGACCCCGGAACGCTCTTATCAATCGTCAACGGTGTCCGTGAATATAATTCGGGAATGGGTCAGATAACGATTAAGCTTTCAGCTTTCGTTAAGGATTATTTGACCTCATGGCGTTGCGTTAAAGACGATGAAACTGGCTTGTACATTGCATCTACGCAGGGTATGACGCTGGCGACTGTCTTGACGAACTACAAAGGAGTGATAATAGCATGATTTACGAAAAACAGCCGATTGAAAACGCTGCTGTTTCGGTGTTTGAGGACAACGGCTTTAAAATGCTCGTGATCGAGCCGAGCGATGGTTACAAGCTCAGACAAAAAGGCGACAACACATACAGCACAATGCAGATTATGTTTTCCGCAGAATTTGAAGATTTGCTTGACAATTATCACGCAGTTCCTATTGATACACCTGATGAGCAGGTCGAAAAACCTCCGATTTTGCCGACAGAGGACGAAGAAATTCCCGACAGCCTGTCGCTCGCTATAATTAAGGGGGTGTATGACAATGACGAGAGCGGAAGCTAAAGCTTACAGAAACAAGGTCGTGCAGGGTGAGCAGGTCGAAAAGCTCGGCGGCATTACGGAGAAGGTTGAGCAGTCGGATAAAATCGGCTACGACTGGCATAATTACTATGTTAACAATAAGCTCGTTAAATCGGAATACATTGAGCAGGACAACCCAGTCGGCACGCAGAATAACCCGTTTGAATGGTCGCCAGGTATGAAGCTGATACTAAACGGATATTACACATACAACGGCAAAAGGTATGTTGCAATTGCCGAAGGTTCGCCCGAAACAATCACAGAAGAATATCTCATTGAATTTTAATTTAAGGAGGAATCATAACATGACACCAACAGGAAACAGACTTATTGATACGTTTTTATATGTCGCAGGCTCGGCGATCGCATTTAATGTGATTCTGCCGATTTTTGCACTGATAATCGAGTTTTTGAATGCTTTGATGTGAGGTGAGAGGATGGGCGAAAACATATCGACAGAGGAGCGAATTGCAAAGCTCGAAAGCGAGAATGTGACATTGTTTCACTATATCAAAGAAATAAAGGACGAACAAAAGGAGTTCCGCAAACTCGTAGCTGCGGTTGAAAAGATAGCCAATCAGACGGCGGACAACAGAGAAATGCTTGAACTTAACAATAATAAGCTTGACGACATTTCGGCACGTTTGACGGACGTTGAACATCAGCCGGCAGAATCAGCCAAGAAAAGAGCCGACAAAATATCGGACACGGTTGTTGCGGTCGTTGTGACCGGAATTGTGAACGCAATAATTACGGCTTTAATTACATTCTTAACCAAATAAGGAGGAATCATCATGAAAAAAATCAATCTCAAAGGTGTAACAGCGCAGACTTGGACGAGAACTCTCGTGCTTGTCCTCGCACTCATCAGCCAGCTTGCTGTTATCCTCGGTAAGAGAAGCGAAGCAATCGACATTGATCAATGGCAGGAGTATGTTACATATGCTTTCACCGTTGGCGCTTCTCTCGTTGCATGGTGGAAGAACAACAGTTTTACGGGCAATGCGCAAAAAGCGGACAAAATGCTTAGAGGAGATGAAAACGATGGCAACTAAAGGCGTTGATGTGTCATATTGGCAGAAGGAAATTGACTGGAACAAGGTAAAAGCTTCGGGAATTAAATTCGCAATTATTCGCTGCGGCTACGGCAACGGAGGTGTAGATTCGTATTTCGAGCGAAATGTTAAGGAATGTGAGCGGGTCGGAATCCCCTGGGGCGCATACTATTTCAGCTATGCTGAATCTGTTGAAGAAGCGAAAAGAGAGCTTGATAACTGCCTTAAACTGCTCAAAGGCAAAAAGCCGTCCTACCCTGTCTACTATGACCTTGAGGACGAAGCAACTACGGGCAGTCAGTCAAATTCAACAATTCTAAAAATGGCAAAAGTTTTTGTTAACGGAATTGAAAAAGCCGGCTACTGGGCGGGAATTTATGCCAACACAAACTGGTTTAATACACGTCTGACAGATTCGTGGTACGACAGAAAAGCAAAGTGGGTCGCTCAGTACAACGATAAGAACACCTACAAAAAGTCATACGGAATATGGCAGTACACCTCGTCGGGCAAGGTGAACGGAATCGACGGCAAAACCGACCTCAACTACGGATATGTTGATTATCCGTCACTGATTCACGGCAAAAAAGACGATGAAGAAATACCAAAATCACAGAACATCGGAGGAAACGATATGACAAGAGGTTATTTTAAAAAAGGCGATAGCAATGAGGGCGTTTACGCTTACAAGCAGCTTCTTGCGCTGCTCAAGAAGAAAGGCATCATTGCACAGGGTGTTGACGATAACAATATTTTCGGCGCAGGAACAAAGACAGCCACAATGCAGGTACAGAAAGCCGCAGGCATAACCGTTGACGGCCTTGCCGGGCCGCAGACAATAAGAGCTTGCTATGTTCTGGCGGCGAAGTAAGGAGTGATTTATATGTATTTTAATGATGCGCTTAAAGCTCTCAAAGAGGGTAAAAAGATTAAACTCCCGACCTGGCTCGGCTATTGGGTTATGGAGGATAATTCTATCAAGATGCACACAAAAGAGGGAACCATGCTCGATATAAGAGATACGCAGGATGTGTTTTATACGCTCGAAAATATCGCGTCTGATAAGTGGCAGATCGTAAACGACAACGATCTGCGTAAACTTGCGGAATGTCCGGCCAGTAAGGAATATGAAACATTCAGCTTCAGTGAAGCAATCCGTAAGCTTAAGGAAGGCAAAAAGGTTGCCCGAACAGGTTGGAATGGCAAAAGAATGTATATTTGGCTTCTTCCTCCGGCAATGGTAAAACGTGAATGGTGCCGTGACGAAAGACTTCTTGAGTGCTTCGGAGATGGTGAGAATGAATTGAACTGTCTCGGCTCAATTAGAATGTTCACACATGACAGCACCGGCAGAACTGCCGTCCTCACGGGCTGGCTCGCCTCTCAGTCCGATATCCTTTCCGATGACTGGTATGAGGTATTTTAACTTGCCCGTAATTTGACGGTAACTTGCTAAAATAAACTTATCCCCGAACTACCACTTGTGTGGTAGCTCGGGGATTTTTTGCGCTTATGGGGGTGTGAAAATGACTGCAATAGTGACTGCAATACGGTTGATTTGGGGATAATTGCAAATCAAGTCGGTTTTCTGTTAAATGCCAAAAACGTTGATTTACGTTGTTTTGGGAAAAATCAGCTCAATTCAGATAAAAGAAAAAGACAGGTAAAAAAACCTGTCTTTTGGTGCCGGTGACCGGACTTGAACCGGTACGATGTTGCCACCGAGGGATTTTAAGTCCCTTGCGTCTGCCTATTCCGCCACACCGGCTTATGTGCGGCAACTGTTACATTATACACAACAGTTGCCGTTTTGTCAACATAACAATAATCTAATTATTTA